AAAAGAGTTAGATATATTCTCTTATGATACTGTAAAAACAGGAAATGGTAAAGTTGCTATTGAGTTTATAGACGCTACCAGAGTTGATGTTACACAACATAGTAAACTTATCATAGATGAATTTGTTTATGACTCTAACACCAAAACAGGTAAACTTTCATTAAAAGCAAGTCTTGGCACAGTACGATATGCTTCAGGACAAATTGCTAAAAATTCAGCAACAGATGTAAAGATAACAACACCGACAGCAACAATTGGTGTTCGTGGTACTGATTTTACAATGACGATAGATGAGATAGGTTCATCTACAATTATACTTTTACCAAGTTGTGACACAAATAATAATTGTTATGTTGGTGAGATTAGTGTAGAGTCCGATGCAGGTCAAGTTATACTCAATCAAGCATTTCAAGCTACAGTTGTTGATACTGTTTCAAGTCGACCTATGACACCTGTTATATTAGATTTAGATGAAGATATGATTAACAACCTATTGATTGTATCTAAACCTGCTGAGATAGAACAAATGCAAAACGAAGAAGGACTAAATGAAGTTGCAGATGCTTTAGATATTGACTTTTTACAATTTGATGATTTAGAAGTTGACCATCTAGAGGAAGATGAAAGTCAATTTTCAACAGGACTAGATATAGACTTTTTAGAACAAAACTTTTTAGCAGACATTCTAGAGCAAATCAACAAAGAATTAGCAAAGGCGATGAGGTCAGAGTTTGATAAACAAAAATCAACTGATGGTATCATACTAGGTAGAAATAAAGAAACTGGTGTCATTATATTAGATGAGGAACCCCAATGGGTTTGGTCAAGAGAGGCTGCAAGTGGTTCATATATTGAATTAAGATTAGACAAAGAATATGGTTATGTATTAAATATAATACAAGGTGAGTTTGTACAATACGATTTTGAGTTAGGAGGGCAGGACAATGAGATACTCATTAATCAAAGTCAGTAGCATACTGCTGTTGATTATGTTATTGGGCTCCAAAGCCATGGCAGATTTGACCTACAACACCTACCAAGGAACAGGTGCTACACCAAGTTTCCCAGGTAACGGTGGTAGTTTGTATTACGGCACAGTATTGAGCACAGGCACAGTTACCAGTTTGAATTACAATTGGGGCAGTGGTGTTGTATTAGACTCAGGCAGAAATGAAAGAGTGATAGTTAACTTCTATGGCTACATCACCATACCAGACACAGGTTCACAGGACATACAGTTCTATCTGTATGCTGATGACGGTGTTTACATGAAGATAGACGACACAGTTGTTATTAATGATTGGAATGAACAGGCTCCTGGCACATGGAATTATGTTTCCACAGACCAAACACTCACTGGTGGATCTACCTATTACATAGATATGTGGTGGTATGAGAACGGTGGCGGTGCCGCTTTAAAATTATATTGGGACCAATCAGGTTCAGTAGCCTTGGTGCCCAGCACGGCATATTCAACCACAGAACCATTAAACATAACATCCACATCAGGCCAAACAACAATTATTAACACTGCTAAATCAGCAACGGGTAATGGTGTTAGTATGAATGTTGATGGTGATGGTAATACAATTAATATTGAACAGACAGGTGAAGATAATTTTATTATAGGCACAGATTGGTCTAGTGATGCTACTGTTACAGGAAATAATAATACACTTAATATTGACCAAGGTAATGTTACATCAAGTGGTAATAGTGGCAACAATGGTATTGCATTAGATATCACAGGCAGTACAAACACACTTAATATTTCACAAGGAGATTATGGTACTGATGTTGGCGACCATCGAATGTGGATTGATATTGATGGTTCTACAAATACAATGACGCTACAACAAAGAAATGATGGCACTACATCTTCGGAACATTTTATGAGTTTAGATTTAGATAGTGGTCAAAATGTTATCACTATGCAACAATTAAATGATGGAGATAAGATATTATTTTTAGACATAAATAATAATAATAATACTGTAGATGTAAATCAATCTGGAACAGGCGAACATTATCTAGATATAAGTTTGGATACTGGCAGTTATGCTCATGATGTTGATATATCACAGACAGGTTCAGGTGACCATGCGGCTCGTGTTCAGTTAGATGGTTATTCTACTGACTTTGATTTGTTACAGCAAGGTTCAATTGACCAAGAGTATAATGTAGATATGACTTGTGGTGTACAAGCAGGTTGTACTCTATCAACAACGCAAGGTAATTAATGAGATTATTCAACTGGATATTAACTAGTATATTAGGCGGTTACTTAGGTTATATATTTGTATTGGCTACTATTAACACTTTTTGTGATTGCATATGATGAAAAAACTATTGACACACTGGACTACTGCCTTCATAACATTATTTGTATTAACATATATCGGTTTACAAGACCCATGGGTCAAAGAAGTTTTAAGACTTAAATCATTTGACTATCTTTTAGGAAATGAAGAAAAGTCACGATCCCAAGATATTACAATCATAACAATAGACGAAGCTGCAATAGAGAAGTATGGTCAATGGCCATGGCCTAGAGATGTATTAGCAGATAAGATAGTTGAGTTAAGACAAGCAGAAACAGGTATCATAGTCATGCCTATATTGTTTAGTGAAGCAGATAGATTCGGTGGTGATATAGAGTTCTGTGAAAAGTTAGGTTATGGTACAGTTATTGCACAAACAGGTACAGTACAAAAGAGAACATCTAATCCTGTACCAAGAGGCGTTGCAAAGATAGGTGATCCACTTGCATTTTTATACGAGTGGCCAGGAATGGTGGGTCCATTACCTGAACTTGCAGAGTGTACAAATGGTGTAGGTGTAATCAACACAGCACCTGAAGTTGATGGTGTTACAAGACGAGTACCTTTACTAATGAAAATAGGTGACGAAGTTTATCCTAATATGGCAATAGAAACAATACGAGTTGCAGTAGGTGATCCTAGTTATCAAGTTAAGGCAGACGACTTTGGTGTAACTGCCATGAGAGTGCCTGCCTATGCAACAATCAATACAGACGCAAATGCTAGAATATGGTTGAGATGGAACAAACAGTTTAACACAATATCAGCAGCAAGTCAAGACTTTTCTTCAGCCGCAGGTACTACAGTAATTATTGCCTTGACAGCAGAGGGATTATCGAGTATAATTGCAACCCCAATCGGTGAACAATATGACTATGTTATATCTGCTAATTCACTTCAAACAATTTTAGATGGTGAGACAATCAAAAGATTTGATAATCTACTTGAATTATTGCTTGCATTTCTTGTAGGATGTGTTATAATAGTTTTTTGTAGATATAATCCCTATTGGTCAATCGCAGTACTATTAACAGCGGGTACATTTGGTGGTCTTAAATATACAACAATTGCATTTGATAATCTAGTCTTATTTGATATTACATGGATATTATTAATAGCATTTATAGTAGGATTTCATTCTACATTTCTAAGATTTATACTAGAGTTTAGACTTAAACAACAAATAAGAAAACAGTTTGAACATTATCTTGACCCACGACAAGTTGCAGCTCTACAAAAGAATCCGAACTTACTGAAACTTGGTGGTGATAGACGAGAGATGTCATTTCTGTTTATGGACATTATTGGGTTCACACCTATATCAGAATACTATAAGAACAAAGACGATCCAGAAGGTCTAGTTAAATTAGTTAATGAGTTTTTAGATGACATGACCAAGATCATATTAAACAATGGTGGCATGGTTGATAAGTTTATGGGGGATTGTGTGATGTGTGTATTCAACGCACCGATTGATATGAAAAATCATGCTGATATGGCAGTCAAAAGTGCTATGGAGATAGAAGCAAAGACAAAAGAATTAAAAGCATTATACAAAGAACGAGGACTTCCTGATATCAATGTAGGCACAGGTGTGAATACAGGTACTGCAATTGTGGGTAATATGGGTAGTTCTACTCGTTTTGACTATTCGGTTATTGGTGATGCAGTTAATCTGGCTGCACGATTAGAGGCAACGGCAGGTAGAGGAGATTATAAAGATTATCCAACTCTATACTCTAGTTACACAATGGAACAACTGACAAATATCAAGTCAATTGAAGTAGATAAAATCAAAGTAAAAGGTAAAGAAGAACTGATTACGATCTACAAACCTATATAAATAGTAATATGGCAAAGACAGTATTCGATAAAGTACTTGATACAACAACAGGTCCCAAATCATATGATTGGTACAGAAAACAAGTACAATCTATGACTACACCTGGCGCAAGAGCTTTGATAAATCAAGGAAAGGCAACATTAAGACCAAAGTATGGAGTAATGAATCTTTTTGGTTATGACCCTAAACTTAAAGCAACACTTCCTTTATATGATAAGTTTCCTTTGATCTTTCCTTTAGAGCCTGCAAAAGGTGGTTTCTATGGTATCAATTTTCATTATTTAAGACCAGGCGAAAGAGTAGCGTTTTTAAGACAGTTATCTAGATTCGCAAGTGATAAAAATTTTGATAGAAAAACAAGATATCAAATAGGTAATTTATCAGGTAGATATTTTAAAAGAACGATTAAACATTATCTATTCAATCAAGTAAGAACATCATTTTTAAATGTAATGCCTGATGAAATGGCAATCGCAATATTCTTACCAGTTGCAAGATTTATGAAAGGAAGTCCATATTAATGGTTTTATATAAGATAACAAATAAAGTGAATGACCATAGTTATGTTGGATTTACCACTCAACGAATACAAAATAGATTTAACGCTCATGTATATAGTGCTGTTAAGCGTAATGCGAAGTGGCCTATAGCTCGTGCTATCAGAAAGTATGGTAGAGAAAACTTTACTATAAAAACCATATACGAGGGCAAAGATGCATACGAACAAGAAGATAAATATATTAAGATGTATGGTCATTACAATGCTCAACCTGGTGGCCAAAAAGGTTCTGTTACATTAGGTTCTAAAAGAACTTTCACAGCAGAGTGGAAAGAGAATATGAGTAAGAGTGCAATAGAAAGAACAAAGAGATTAAATACGTCAGAAAAGATGTCAGGTGAAGGAAATCATATGTATGGCAAACTAGGTATAGGTGCCAAAGAAAGAATTTACAAAGGAAAAGTTTATAAGAGCTTAGTAGAAATGTGTAAGAAATTAAATATCAGCAAACCGACTGCCAGAAAATACTGGCGACAGGAAGGAGGATACTAAGCTGGCAATTTTTAGAGCAGGTAAACGAGTAGGTCCTTTTGACATAAGAGTAGGATTTCCTAGAGATAGGAGTTTAGATAATGTTGATAAAGATCCTAGACTAAGACAAAGAGCAAATACTGAAAATACTATTGGTCGTTTTCGTGCTGCTATGGCAAAAGCAGAAGGTTATGCTAGACCAGCAAGATTTGCTGTTAAGTTATTTTTACCTACTAATCTAGAAAAGTTAGCTAATCTAAAAGGTGATCCATTGATTGATATTGATGAAAGACCACAATTCGTAAATATGCAACCAGGACCTTCTAATCCTGATGCTGTAACAATGCAAGATTTAAGTAAACAAATGGGAGAAGCAATTAATATTCATTGTGATAGTGTATCAATGCCCGGTCATGATTTAGTTACACAAAAAGTTCAATACGGTTCTGAACCAGAAGTTGATATGGTAACAGGTCATGCATATGCAGGAATGATTAATGCTTCTTTTTATGCAGATAAGTATTTAAGAGAAAGACAATTTATTGAACTATGGCAAAAGATGGCTGTAAACAATTTAACAAACAAAGCAAATTACTATGATGATTATGTTGGTAAAATGCATATCTATCAATTAGGTTCACTTGATGGTGAAGGTGATAGAGATGTACCTACTTATGGTATTGAAGCAATAGAAGTTTATCCAGCTACTCTAAGTGCTGTAGAATATAATTATGGTTCTTCAAATCAAATAGTCAAAATAAATGTAGGATTTAACTATAAACAATG